AGAGAGTTTTGGATATGTTGGAGAAGTATGAGGGAGGGAACCAGTTTGGTTTCCAAGGCGGAGCGAAGGGCCTTGGAATAGATGTAGGCTCTCTCACAGAGAGTCCGAGAGGACCCACTCATCTAGAGGGAGAAGAGTCGATGCCTGATTATGACATGCGTGCTCGACCAACAGAAGATAGCGAAAAGCCATATCCACACTTAAAGCGGCAACGGAAGAAGAGAAAGGCCGCGCAGTATACCGATTCTGATGATAGGGAAGAGGCGAAAGTGAAGTAATTTGATGTCGCTTCATATAAGTAGTATGAATGTCTAAGCCAAAGACAGTGTGCTATCCCCTCTACGAGTCAATGCCGAAAGCGGTATCTCCCTCATTAAGGGCGGAGACCTCATCGTTGCTGGGTATGCTAGCGTAGAAGTAGTGGACAAGCAAGGCGACAAAATAACCAAGGAAGCACTCAAAAACGCATTCAAAAAATTCATGGGGGACCCGAAGTACAGAAACGTGCAACTAGCGCATTCAAACATACAAGTCGGGGAAGTAGTTCCAAATTATACAGATAACGAAGGGAGGTTGTGGAAAAGCGAAGTTGACGATGTCGGCATGTTTGTAGTAGTAGAACTCCGAGACGACATTGAAAAAGCAAAAGAAGTCGCTGCAGAAATCCGAAAAGGAGCACTACGGGGTTTCAGTATCGGAGGACAGGCATTCAAGCGAGTCAGAAAATCAGACCCAGTGCACGGCGACTACCAAGAAATCAGTAAACTAGAACTTCACGAAGTAACAATCTGTGAAAAAGGAATAAATCCAGAAGCAACATTTAGGATACTAAAAGAAGATAAAGAAAAGGTGAACAAAATGACAGAAGAAGATGAAAACGTTATGTCACAAATGACTGATGTACTTTCTAGGCTAGAGGGAAGGCTCGACTCCATGGAGAAGGGTCTTCCGCCTGAGTTTTTGGCAGGGAAAGACGATAACGGTGATGATGACGATGATAATGGTGATGATAAGAAAGATGACAAAAAGGAGGATTTGAAATTGTCTGATGAAAATGAGTATTCAGATGTCATTTCTTCTGAGTATTTGGATTGGATGGAGTCTAGTCTGAAGAGCGCTGGTGTGGACACAAATGCTGCACGAACGCACTTTGATGACTTAGCCAAGGCAAACGCTGGTTCAACCCCCGAGGAGTTGGAGCAGAGCCTACCGCAGAGGAGTGGACAGGTGAAGGGTCGAGCGCAAGAAGGCGGTAAACCATCTACCAACGCTCTATCGGCATCTGGTCTCTCACGAGGCGGCAATGTCAAGAAGGGCGACTTCCTTACCCCAGACCGCGTGAGCGGAAGGGATGTGGAGGCGGCTTACGAGGTCTACAAGGCTGCTGCTCTCGAGCAGGAGTTCAAGGGCGCCTTGGAGCAGGAGTTCAATACTCGTTACACGCACGAGCGAAATGATGAGGTGACCAAGCAGGCGGCCCTCGAGTTCGACGCTCGCGGCCCCCTTGCTGAGATTCATAAAAGCATCGAGGCGCTCACAGAGCGCATCGAGAACATTGGAACCACTGCTGAGACAGGCGAGGATATCCAGAAGAGTGTAAAATCCCTACCAGATGTAGAGGTGCCCTCAACCGAGGCCCTCGCTGAGATGTCATGGAGTGAGGTACATAACCTTGCGAATCGGGCATTCGGGGATGACTGAAAATTAAAAAGGAGATGAGAAAATGGCAAGAAACTATATTCGGACAATAACAGACATGGAGCGCTATTACTATGGCGCCGGAAACGCAATGGGTTACACGTACACAGGCAGTGAACTGCTGAAGGCAGACGCCCCGATGCTATCTACCACTGGAGGGACCTACCAAGCAATCTACGGACGCAAAGTTTGGTCACAGATGAACCAAGAGTTCAACGCCTTCAGCATCCTTCCCAAGAAGCCTTGGGACAGGTCAGGATGGCGAGTCATCACGGACAAGCCGAACTCTGGCGCAGTCCACGGTGGTGTTGCTGAGAACGCAACCCTGCCCGAGACGGTCAAGCCGGTCTTCGAGCACGTGGCCGCTAAGCCCAAGACTATCGCGCACACCTTCGATATGTCTGAGACAGCGATTTTCCTCGCTGACAAGGACGATGGCCTAGGCGACATTCGTCAGGTCCTCAAGGAAGAGATGGGTAAGCACCACGCTGAGATGGTCAACTTGATGCTAACTGCAGATGTTGACACAGTTGCTGGTAACAACTTTGAGTCGCTTGACAGGATTACTGTTGGCGCCATAACAGCAAGTGGAAACGCTGTTAACACTATGGACTTTGCAGGCGCAACAACGACTGCCTCTGGAGACTATGGTAACCTAACTGACGCAGACATCTACAGCATTGACAGGAACGCATCGACTAACCATTGGTCGGAGGCTGAGGTAAGCACATCTGGCACCAAGGGTACTAACAGGACCCTGAGCCTAGACCATCTGGACGAACTATTCCAGAAGGTTTGGGTGCGCGGTGGCAATCCCAAGGTCATTCTGACAAAGTACGACACCCTGATGCGCCTGCAGCAACTATTGCAGAGCCAGCAGAGGTTCATGGAAGAGAAGAGGGTCACCCCCACCTACAACGGTGTGAAGGGTGTTCCGGGTATGGAGGCCGGGTTCATCGTGGCCACCTACAACGGTGTTCCCATCATCCCGTCCAAGGACGTGGTGGCTGATGGTATCGGCAGGATGTACTACCTAGACACTGACTATCTCTACTTCAGCACGGCGATACCGACCCAGTACTTCGAGTCAGGAATCGAGACTGGTGACCCGTTCGCCATCAACAGGTTGGGTCAGGAAGGACTCTACCGAACGATGGGAGAGGTTTGGACTACTTTCTTTGGAGGCCAAGGGAGCATACGCGACTTGTCGTGAGGAATGAGATTGAAAGGAGAAATGAGGTGAAAAAATTATGGCAACAGAATTAACAGTAACAGCAGCAGGCGGAACTATGGCAGCAACCTTAGTGGGTGCATGGGAACTCAGAGCGGGTTCACACGATACAGGAGAATGGCTAGATGGAGCAGCAGACGTGTCTTACCCCGGTGGTGGACCCGGAACTTTCCAAGCATCCAACACTAGCGGAGCAACTGGATATGACCCGGCACCAAAGATGGCAATAATCACACTGACGGCAGTGGCAGATACCAACACACTAACACTGAGTGGTGGAGCAAGTGCAATCCTTGGAACATTCGTTTCCAACCAAGATGCGTCAGTAGCGAATGGAGTAGGTGCAAGCCACTCCGGTCTTCAAATCGACATGATTACTGACGGTGCAGTAGCAGCAGCGCAACTATTAGTGATGTATAACTGAGGTGGCTAGGCTGCCTATAGTAGAGTTTTTGGGACCGGATTGGTTCAGGCGAGCGCCTGACAGTTCCGCCCCATTCTATAGGCTCTCCCCTAGGGAGGTCTCACAAGAATGGGTGGATGAGTGGAGAACGGCTCTTCCATTGTCCCATTGGAAACTCTCAGGTGATGAAGGTCTTTCATCCGATGCAGGCAATGACGGTCTTCCCGACGTACAATGGCGTAGGGCAGATATCACTGCTTGGTTGAATGAGCGAGATGTAGACATGGGTTTGGGATACAAGACAAAGAGTGCTTTGCTAGGAATGGTAGAGGAATATCTAAATCCCCCCGCCCCTGAGCCTGAGACAACCGAGCCCGAGCCCGAGCCCGAGGCAGAAGAAGAAACAGAATAGGAGTGATAGAATATGGCATTACTAGCAACATTAGCAATTGACCCAAGACCGACAGTATTTGGCAACAAAGCCGTGATAACAGGAACACTGACCGCCGCAGGTGCAACCAGTGGGCACATAGATTTCTCTGGCTTGCTTGCAAGCATAGACTCGTTTACGATTAACGGGACACGGGGCACTGTACGAGCAGCAACAAGCGATGGTATTGATGGGTCTACAGTAAACTTAGGAGCAGTAGTTAGCGGCGCTGACTACAAGTTTATGGCTATAGGTAACCGCTCTTGATGGCGGTGACCCAGCATGGCAAAGAGCGTCACAATACTTGGGCCTTATTCGCCCCAATACTTTGTGAACAACATTGGCGCTATTCAAACCGCGATTAGCGAAGCGATATCCACTAACACCTGCGTATCGGCAGACCCGGTTCAGGTGCTGGGGAATTTCTATATCATAGTGACAACGAGTTGATGGTGAGGGAGATGAATGACTTTCGAGTTGAAAACCCTCGATTTTGATGACATCTCTCGTGCTCAAAAAGAGAACGTAAGACTGGCCGAGTCTCTTGGGACCGGCTCGGTATTCAACACAGAGAGGCCGTTGGCTGGGGTGACCAGCGAGCAGCGACAGAGGAACACAAATGT